ACGCACAACAGAGAGAAGAATATCTATGAAACTTCGATCCACAACAAAGAGCGTTGATAGAATGAGCAGCTAATGTAGCAGGTAGAACAAGTTTTGAAGCACCAGATATACAAAAGACTGGTAAGAATAGCTTTGGATACTTTGACGCACAATGAAATCTTATAAACATTGGTTGAGGTAGAACATCTACAAATACAAATAGATCAACAACAGCTACAAACAATTGACTTCCATGACAAACAAATCCATGATGAGTTCTTGCGTCTATAGATTATAGTAATATTAAATTTAAGAATTCTGATCAATCAACTTCATTCATATATGCTACAAGAATGATTGAAGCTAGTGATATATTCAATCAGTTATCTACAGATATAGCTTGAATGTCAAAATGACAATACATATATCAAAAGTCTTTAGGTAAATTGCCTTATTGATCTTCTTTACAAAGTGATTTAATACAACAACAAGAACAAGCAGAACAAAACTTTATAAATTCTATTCTAAGAAAGGAGTCTTGAGCTGCTATAGCAGAGAGTGAATATGCCAACGCACAAAAACAATACTTTCCACAACCTTGAGATAGCGAAAAAGTATTAGAAAACAAAAGACAAAATAGAGGAACAGCAGTAAAAGGTATCGCAGCAGCAAGCTGACAAAACAAGGTACTTTCACAAGCTATAAACCAAGTAACAACAGCTATCCCAAAGCCAGCAACTGAGAAGCCACAAGGTAAAACATATACACAAACAGCAACATGACCTAACTGAGTAAGAATGTGAACTACAGATTGAAAGAATTGGGAAGTGATAAAATAATTTTATATGATAATCATTACAATGGCTTGATTACCAAAATGATTTGTGATAGACAAAGCACCAAACCAATGATTGCCAGATTGATTTGTTGTAGATAAACAATGACTATCTATAGGGCAAAAAGCAGGAGCATTCTGAGTGTGATTAGCACAGGGTGTTTCTGATGTATGACAGAATATAATATGAACGCCTATAGGTAACTTAGCAAGAAAGGTATGAGAAAGATTACAATGATCTAAACTACAAAGAGTAGTACAGTCTTGAGCTAAATCAATATTCTGAGAGCAATGATTAAAAGACTTCCAACAGGAGCAACAATCTAAAATGACTATGCCATGATACAACCCTGCTTTCTGAGATATAACAAATACAAGTCTACTATCACAAGAACAAAAGGATAGCTGATTTACAACATGAGGTAGAGAAATAGGTAAGTTTGCTGCGACAACAGCATTGACTTTACCAATATGATGAGCAGTATGAGCAGCAGCAAAATGAGCTTGATTGTGATGATCTATATTTGGGAAGATATGAATATGAGCAATACAATGATGAGTACAAACACAAGCAAGTAACTTATCAAATGAATGAAAGTTGGCTACTGTATGAGAAACATTACTATGAGCTGGTATATGATGATGACTATCTGTTTGATGAGAATTGTGAAAAGGTATAAAGAAAAAATTGTATGACTCTGCATTTACTCAAGCAAAAGATAGCACAAAAAAGCAATTGGCTGATTTCTGACAGACTGCTTGAACAGCAGTAAGAGAACAAAATCTATCTCCTAGTGTTAAAAAATGATTGGTAGAGATAAAAGATAAGTTGTCAAATACACGAGATATACTAACAAGAACGACAGATAAACTGTGAGATATAAAGGGTAGGTCAGCAAGAATATCACTTAAAATTGATTTAATAGATAAGTTGGGATATGGCAAACTCAATCAGAATGCAAGATCAACCAAACAGCTTATATCTAAATTATCATCAGTTATAAATGATATGATACCAGCTTGACCAATAAAACCTAGTGAGTTAGTTGGGCAAATAAAACAAATAAACTTAACACTATGAGATAGATTAGTGAGTAAATGATTTCATGATTTGAAAGGTAACGCTAAAATAACTAAAGTTATTTCATGATGAATGAAAGACATACTAGAAGCCCAATCACAAAAAGGAGGGAATAAAGCATGACTAATCAAAAAACTGTATACAGATTATGGCAAACAAAAAACAGTACAAAGTATACTAAAAGACGAAGAAGTTAGAAAGATCATGGGTAGACAATTGATTTGATGATGAGTATGAGCCACTATATGATGAATGCAATGACTAGAGGATTTCAAACAATGAAACATTATATGATGACTAGCAAAAGTAGGAACATACGCAGCAGCAGGTACAGCAGCAGCAACATTATCAAAAAACCCATCATTTCTAATGAAGTTATGAAATGCTATAGAATGAGCAGCAGAAAGATTAGCAGGAAATAAAGCAAGAGCATGAGCAGCATTTTTAGCTTCTAAATTGAAGAAGTAATGGAAACGATTATCTGAGCCTTATTATTGTTCGTTGTTATGTTTATAGTATGACTAGCAATATAATAACTTGCAAAGTAAAATAAATGTTTATATTATAACGGAGAACACGGTATGACCACTCTCGCAAAAGATGCCCTAAGAGAAAGAATAACTAGGGAATTGGAGAAAAGACATGAGAAACAGAGAGGAAATCTCTATGAGTTCATTAAAAAATATCGGAAGCAAGAGAAGAAAACCGAACTAGATGACAACTGGCATATCAAGGCTATTTGTGAGAAGCTAGAGGGTGTCTATTCTTGAGAGATTAAAAGACTAATCATAAACATTCCACCAAGAAGCCTAAAAACAGAGATTGTTAGTAAGGCGTTCCCAGTATGGTGTCTATGACATGAGTCTAATCTGAAATTCCTAGAAATATCTTATTCGTCTTCTCTAGCACAAAGGAATAGTTGAGAAGCTAGAGATATGTATAACAGCGAAACATACGACAGTATATTCCCAAGAAAATCGCCAATCAAAGACGACCAGAACACAAAAGAGTATTGGGCTACTAATGATTGATGACAGGTATATGCTACAGGTTCTACTGGTACAATCGTAGGGATAGGGGCAGACATAATTATTATAGATGATCCTATCAAACCAGACGATATAAGTAGTGATTTGATGATAAGGAATGTTATCAACAACTTCCAAGACACAATAAAGAGTAGACTAAACGATATGACACAATGAGCGATTGTAGTGATTATGCAAAGACTACACGACAACGACCTAGCTGGTTATCTTATGGATTTAGAAAGACAAGGGTTGTGAGATAAATGGGAAACACTTATTGTTCCAGCTATCAACGAGAAAGGGGAAAGTTTCTTTGAGAAAAGATTTCCTATAGAGATGTTGAGAGTGAAACAGAAAGAAAACCCAGTCACATTCTCTACCCAATATCTACAAGACCCAGTAGCACCTGAAAGCCAAGAGTTTCATCAAGAACGGTTTAGATACTATGATGATATAAAAGGTGGTAGAGTGTTTACGGTTGTTGATCCAGCGTTTAGTAAAAATCAATCAGCAGATAATTCGAGTGTAATAACCGTGATGTTTAAGGGTATGGATTTGTATGTATTGGAATACACTTTTGGGAAGTTTAACCCAGCAGAACTCCAAGACAAGATACTATACCATCATAGGAAGTACAACCCAGAGAAGATAGGGGTTGAAGCATTCGCAGCACAGACCATAATAGGGTTCAATCTAAAAGCAGAGATGGAAAAACAGGGTATGTATTCCAATATAGAGGAGATAAGACAGACTGGAGATAAAGAGTCTAAGATTAGAAGTCTAATCCCATTATATAGGAACGGTCACATATTCCACAAAACAAACCATCAAGAATTGGAACACGAACTACTAAGGTTTCCAAGAGGTAGGAACGATGATATAATAGATAGTCTACAGATGGCATATAATCTATATAGGTTATCTCCAAACACACAAGCATATACAGGTAGCATAGAAATAAAGTATTGAGCAGATGGAAGTCCAGTTTTAATCCAATCTAACAGCCAATGAGTATCAAGATCAGAGCTACAGATGAAGAACAACTAGCAGCGATACTTCATGTTTCGCAGACTTTTGACATGTATAAAAATTTGTTGAAAGACTACAGAAACAGGCTACTTGAGGTATACAAAGAGTATTCCACATTTAAGCAAGAGAAGATAGCTGATTGGAAAACTACATTTAAGGTAAACAAGGCACATGAGGTGGTCAATAAGATTACACCAAGAATTATGAGCAAGAATCCTAAATGGTTAGTATCTAATAAACCTGATATACTCAATGATATATACAAACTAGATAGCCCAGAAGAACAAACAAAAAGAATGGACCAACTAGATATTATGACAGTAGCTGTCCAAGACTATCTATCACATATATTTGACAAATATAATCTTATCGAGCCAGCTATTATGTGGGCAAAGAATATGGTTATATATGGTAACTCGTTTGCTAAGATCAAGTTTAAGTATGAGATGTCTAGCACTATCAAACCTACAAACAAAGAAGAAGCGTATATAGATGAGAACGGAGAAGAAGTTATAGAGGTAAAAGACAAAGAGAAAGAAGAATATGTATGGGGAGAACACCCAACAATAGAAGTAAAGAATTGGAGCGATATATTCTATGATCCAAGATATATAAACTTTGACGATTTACCTGCTATCATCGAACACCAGAACGGAGTAAGACTGGCAGACCTAAAAAGAGCTAAAGAAAGGTATATCAACTTAGATAAATTGGAGGATATAGCACAGATGGAAGCGTTCCAAAATGATCCAGAATGATACAGGACTAGACTACAAGCTATTACAGGGTTAAACTGTCAAACGGTATCAGAATGAGTAGATAAGAACGCATTGAGTTTGAAAACATACTATGGATTGTATGAAGTCAAAGGAGAAGAAAAGATGTGTAAGATTAGTATAGTAAACGACATAGTAGTTATATGTATGGAGGAGATTAGTCAAAACCCATACGAATTGATTAGATGCTTTGAGGATACAGAAACATTATTCTCTTGGGGGTTTGTAGAACCTATCGTAGGACTACAACAAGAGCTGAACTTTAAGAAGAATAGTGCTAGTGAGTATATAAACCAAGCATTGAATAGAAGTTTTGTGCGAAATCCTAACAGCTGAATAAATCCTAGAGATTTGGTAAGCAAACCTTGAAACATAATCCCAACAACAAGGAGTATGGAAGAAGTACAGAACGGATTGTTTGAGATACCTATGAGAACGCTAACTACTGATTACTTCCAAGAACAGAACGACTTTGAAAGACAAATACAGGCAGTTACATTTACGGTTGATACTGGTAACCCTAACAGCCAACAGGCACTAACAAATACAGCTACTGGAGCAAGAATAAAGTTCTTTGAAAGTAACTCTGTAATAGATAGCAAACGCAAGAGTTTTGAGAGATGAATGGCAAGACTAGCTTATAAACTATTGAACGAAACATTTGAGAATATGGAGGACAATATAGTTATCAAGAAGAACGGCGATGAATGATATTGGGAGATCAACAAAGAACTATTGAAAAACGCTATCCAAAAGTATGAAATAAGAGTAGAAATAGGTAGTAGCTCTTATGATAACATAGAAGATAGGAGGGAAGATGCTATCGCTAAATATAATCTATGACTACAGGCTAAACAAGCATGAGTGCCAGTAGACTTGACCAAACTGTTTAAGAATGTTATGTGAACATTCGAGGATAAGGAGGACTACATAGAGAATATACAGCAACAGCAACAAATGGCACAGATTATGGGGCAACAAGGATGAAGTCCACTGCCACAACCACCACTACAAGCTGATACAGCTTCTGCTCTTACCGAGCAAGTAGCACAGGGAGGTATCACAACTTGAATATAGGCATTTATTATTTACATAGATGTATGGCATCAATACTAGACCACATTGCAGAACACAAATCTAATAAGGCGTATGCTAAAGATAAGCATGCTGCTTGGGATTACTTTGTTATGCAAAAATCTGCTATAGAAGCCATTGCTAGTACTGCTTGATGTAGAGAAATCATAGGGTACTGGCACAGAGAGATAGCTGCTGCAACCAAAAGACTATCAACTATGAAAAGCGAGGACATCAAGATTATACAAGCTGAAATGCAACAAGCACAAAGGTTTGTAGACTTCTTAGAGAGTATCCTGTCAGCAGACATAGATTTATCATCTAATTAACAAAGAGTATGGACTCTGAACTAGAAACAACCCTTGATGGGACTTCGACAGAAACAGAACAACCAGTAATGGTGGAAATCGATTGACAACAGGTAGACTTAGAAGAATTAAAGAAAGGTTATTTGCGTCAGTCAGACTACACAAAGAAGACACAGGAGATTGCTGATTTAAGGAAGAAGATGGAAACGCCTGATGATGACGATCCTGTTAGAGCAGCAGACAGTTTCTTACAAGAAAGGGGGTATCTTACAAAATCCCAATTGAAAGAGGAACAAGATGTCTTTGCTAGAAAACTACAAGAAGAAAGGGAATTTGAGAAATTGTTGGAGTTCTATCCACAACTCAAAGACCAGCAAGAAGCTATCAAAGCTATTGCTAGATCAGACAACTCTGCTTTAGAAGACATAGTTGTTAAGTACAAGTTCCTATCTTCTGATAAACTCAAGAAAGCTAAGGAAAGACCTATTGTTTGAAGTTCTGGTAGAGATGAAAGCAAACCAATTGACATCGATAGTATGACAAGAGAACAGTATGCGAAGTTCAAAGCTGAAAAGGGTATCGGTAAGAAAGGATCGTTTGATGCTCCCAATAGGAGTTTATAATACCTTTTAATTTATTATTTTATTAAAGATGGCTAATAATTTTGACGCAGATTTTAGAGATGTACTAGCAAAAGAACAACAAGATGTATTTTACAAAATGAATGTAGCAGCTAAAATTGCTGATTTGTCTGCTCAATCACAAATGAGTGATGGAGTAACATTCACAAAACCTTTAAGATGAGCATTGTCTGCTCAAATCATCACTAGATGATCTGATATGACTTTGGATGATCTTACTGATGTTGCTGAATTATTGACAGTAAACAGACAATTTGGTACAGCATTCCAATACCACGACTTTGACAGTATCCAGTCAGCTTATGACTTGGGAGCTGCTTATGGTAGAGACGCTGGAGAATTGTTATCTAATTTGGTTGATGCTTATGTATTGGCTGAAGCATTGAACGCTGGATCAACAGTAACAGGTGGAACATTATCTACTGCTAATGTTATCTCATCAATCTCTGCTGTTAAACAAGCATTGAGAAAGAAAAATGTTTCTTCTACAAACTTGTATGGAGTTATCTCTCCTGAATTTGAAAGCATTATGACACAATATGTCGAAGCTAAAGAAACAGCACTTGGAGATAAGGTAGGAGAAAATGGATATATTGGTATGTATATGGGTGTTAAACTCCATGTATCTAACCAATTGACATCTACTGCTTCATTGGCATTGGCTACTAATGTAACTGCTGCAGATACAGTAACTATTGCTGGTCAGGTGTTTACATTTAGAGCAGTACCAGCTATTGCTTGAGAAGTAGATGTTGGTGTTGATGCTGATACTAGCAGAGCTAATCTTGCTGCTCTTATCAATGCTCCTGCTACAACTACTGCTGGAGGTATTGCTTTGACTGGAAATGCTTTGAGAACATTCCAAAACACTATTAGTGCTGTAAACGATAACACAGCAAATACTATGGTAGTTACTGCTAGAGGTATTGGTGTATTGGATGTTTCAGAAACATTGACTGACGCTACTGATACATGGACTGCTACTGCACAACTTCAACATAACTTGTTTGGAGTATACGGTAATCCTACATTGGTTATCCAAAGAAAACCAACTTTGGAAGTTGTCCAAAAACAACTACAACTTGGTAAGAATATCCTTAATGGAGTATTGTTTGGTGTAAAAACTTTCACTGAAAATGCTACAAGAATGGTAAACTTTACAATTAGATGTGATGCTTACAACGCATAACAACTATAGGATGGGCAGGGCAACTTGCTCCTCCGATTAGTTTTTATCTGTTACATTGTGATTATGATCGTAAACTTTATCAACAAGAGTGGTAACTGGGACATCCTAGAAACACTCACTGAGAAGAATTGGGAACAAAGAGTACACCAAGTAGGCAAAGTATGGTTCGAAAACAAGGAAACACCAGTTGTCATTGTAAACAAAATAACAAAAAAAGAGGTTAAAGTTGAAAGTGAGGTATTGGTACAAGAAGAACAAAAAACAATCGAAATAGACGAAGATTTGGAGCAAGAAATGAAGATGTATCTAAAAGAGAGGAAAATTAGAGGGTATGGGTTATTGAAATGAGAATGATTGAAGAAAAAAGCGATTGAAGAATGATTTATCTTTAACAAACAACTATAATGTCAGTAATCCAAACAGACAACGTAAGATATGA